ACCGAGTCGGCAGCAGCTCTAAAGGGTAGCGGCGCATTTGCCCGCAACCTTATTGCAAGCACCGACCATTGGGCCGCGATCTCAGGTTACGCCGACACAACCGGCCGCCCGCTCTACACCGCATACAACCCAACCAACAATGCGGGCGCCGTATCAGGCTCAAGCATTACCGGAGCGGTCCTAGGCGCAAACCTTTACGTCGATCCAAACATTGCAACGAGTGGCCTAGTAGACGACTCCGCGTTTTTGGTAGCGCCAGAGGCTGCAACATACTACGAAAGCCCAACTACCCGTTTGCAGGTTATCAACACCGGTAACGGCAAGGTGGAAATTGCACTATATGGCTATTACGCTATTGCTTGCAAGCGTCCACTTGGAATCAGGCGCTTTAACGTAGCCTAGTTGCTCACAATGTTGGCGGGGGCCTGGCGGTCCACTAGGTCCCCGCACAACACCAACACACTCGAGGAGGGTAACCAATGGCCTACATTTCACTAGACGAGCTAAAAACCGCGTTAGGTGTCGGCGACCTTTACCCTGACGACGTACTCGACGACGTTATACAAACGGCCGAGAGTGTCCTCGAACCATTTTTAATTACGCAGTCCGCGCCAATTTCGGGCGCCTATATTGCCAACAATACGGTTACGTTTATTACAACGTACCCGCATACGTTTGCCGTTGGGCAGTCTGTAGCCGTCACCGGCACAGAATATAACGCGACGTACACTATTACGGGCGAAACGGATTACACATTTACCGCCGCTAAAACGGCCGCCGACGTTGTAACCCACACTTACAAGCCTCGAGGCCAGGCCGCACTAACGACAGCGGCGACCTACGACAATGTTGTGGCAGTACGGACCGCTGCCCTAATGATCGCCGTTGACGTTTGGAACGCTCGCACCGTACCAGGTGGACAAGCTCAAGGTGTCGATTTTGTGCCAGGTCCATACATGATGGGCCGCAGCCTACTAACCAGAGTGGCGGGCCTCATAGGGCGCTACCGCGACGTAAACGGAATGGTGGGGTAAGTGTTAGCGGAAACGCGCCAAGCCCTAGCGGAGGCGCTAGAGGGCCAAGGTTACCTAGTATTCGATTACGTCGTCGATAACCCGGTTGTCCCTTGCGTTGTCCTAGTACCAGGTGAACCTTATTTAGAGGCCACAACAATTGGGAAACGTTTCGAGATCACATTTGAGGCGACCCTTATGGTGTCCTACATAGATAACCAGGCGTCACTTATTAACCTCGAAAACCTAATCGAAACATTTTTAGACGTCCTACCGCAGGGCGTAGCTTACGGCTCATTTAGTCGACCTGGCCGCGTCCAAGTCGGACCGAGTGAGGCGTTAGCGTCTAAATGCACTATCCAAATAACAGCTACTAAGGAGTAGTAAAAATGGCGTCACCAACCTACATTACAGGGCATGACCTTAACCTAACAATTAACTCAATTACCTATGATGACGTTTGTACGTCGGCCGTTCTTACCGTCGAAAACGAACAAGTAGTTGTGGAAACTCTTAACGGCCGCGCCTACAAGACAGTAGCGAAAAGCGCCACACTAACCGCCGACCTCTACCAGGATTGGGGAACGGGTACAAGCCCGGCAAGTGTTTGTAAGGCACTATTTGATGCGGCTACGGCCTCGCCAGATACCTCACTTACTGCCACTATGGTAGTAAACGGAATTACTTTTACATTTAAGGTATTCCCCAACTACCCGGCAATTGGTGGAGCTGCAAACGACGTAGTTACGTCGTCGGTTACTTTTGTTGTCGACAGCGGAACCGTAACCCGTACACCGTAATAGATAAGGAAATTGGACCATGAAACTAGCCATAGAATACAAGCACCATAAGTACGGCGAGGGTACCGTCACAACGCTACCCGTCGACGTTATGAAGTGGGAACGTATGACCAAGCAAAAGTTTACCGAGTTGTACCGCGAGGACAGTAACGGAAACCTAGCGCCGTACATTGGCCTAGGCGATCTTATGACTATGTTGTATGCCGTACTCAAGCGCCAGGGCGTCGTTACCGATACGTTCGACGTATTTGTAGAGGACCTAGACGAGGTAACGTTTGGGGACGACGTAGAGGTAAACCCCACACAAGCGGAACCATTAGCCGCCGACTCTTAGAGTTGGCGGTTAGTGGAGTAGTCCGCCTAGATTTAGACTCGTTGGATTGGGACGACCTGGCAACGATTAACGACATTATGAGGTGATGACATGAACAACCAAGAAGTTTTTTATGTTGACCCCGACTCTTACTATTCGACGCTACGCGCCCTAAAAGCGTTGGATAAGGAAACTACACAAGAGTTGCGCCGTCGCTCCAAACTCATAGCCGAGGACATTCTTAAACCAACTATCCAAGCGGCCATTATTGCCAAGTCGGGACCATACGGCCCTAAGCTTGCCAAGTCTGTACGCGTCAAGGGCGACCGCGTACCTATGGTGTTGGTAGGTGCTAAGGGCATTACCTACGGCGCCACCAATAACGCGGCCGCGAAACGCTACTACAAGCGTCGGGGCAAACTCAAAGCGGCCGGTTTTAATGTCAAGTCTGCTAAAGAGGCGGGCCTACTATCTGATCGCGCTAATACTGTCATGCTCCGTTACGGCACAATTTCGGGACCCTACAAGGCGGGACGCGAGGGCAAACGGGCGGGTGAGGTACAACATTGGGCCAATAAAGTAGTACCAGGTTGGCCACAATTTGCGAGTAACGAATACCTGGCGCCAACGTTTTACGCATGGGAAGAGGCCGTTATGAGCATTATCGACGAGTGGAATAGTGGGGTGAGGTATGGCGCGTAGTATTGGTCGCGCACTAGGCATTGGCTTAAGTGCAAATACAGACAAATTTAGAAAAGGCCTAAACCAGGCGGAAAGTCATTTAGACAAATTTAAGCGCGGGGTTAAGCGCATGGCTACCGTCGCTACGGCCGCATTTGCCGCCGCCGGTGCCGCCTCGCTACTGTACGGAAAAATGGCAGTAGAGGCCGCCCTCGAGGACCAAAAGGCCCAAAAACAATTAGCCCTAACTATCCGAAACAATACGCGAGCGCGTAAGGACCTCACCAAGGCCGCCGAAAAGTCCATAGAAGTAATGATGAACGAGTTTAACGTCGCCGACGATAAACTACGCCCCGCATTTGCCAAGCTTGTAACGGCCACTAAGTCGGTATCTAAATCCCAACAACTCATGCGGACCGCGCTAAACGTTTCGGCGGGGACCGGTAAGAGTTTAGACATTGTTGTAAATGCCCTATCTCGCGCATACTTAGGGAACAATACGGCCGTCGGAAAATTGGGCGTTGGCATAGACAAAGCCAAATTAAAAACCATGTCATTTGACCAAATGATTAAAACCATTGACCAGACAATGACCGGCCAGGCGAAAGCCGCCGCCGACTCATACGCCGGTAGCGTCGAGGGCCTAAAAATTGCATGGGGCGAATTTAACGAGTCTGTCGGTTATGCCATTTTGCCGAAACTTAAAACCATGCTCGAATACATAAAAAATGATCTCATGCCATGGCTAGGCCAGGTTAAAGACGGATTTACAGGCGCTAAAGAGGAAAACATTAGCCCACAATTGCGCAAGGTATCTAAAGCCATGGGCCTCGATCCCGATAAACCTAAGTCCGCGGCCTACGGTTTAGGCGAGGCGCTTAAAACTATGGCTACGTCATTCGAAACTATGTTTAATAGTTTGACCTCGAGCAAGGCCGACGGGTCCGCGTCCACCCTTGACCAATTAGCGACAGCATTAACCAAAATTGCGGGCGCCATAACTAAGACAACTAACGCGGTGTCAGGGGCCAAAAAATGGTGGGGTAATTTTATGGGATCAAATGGTAATTCCGTATTTGGACCCGACCGAGTATTTAACAAAGAAACCCGCCGGTGGGAATTTAAACCCAAGGCAACGGGCGGGCCGGTACGTCGAGGTAGTGCCTACATGGTAGGCGAACGAGGTCCCGAAATGTTTATCCCAAATGGACAGTCGGGGCGCATTATCTCGAACAGTCAAATGTCTACCGGCGGTAACGTAACCTTTAACCTAAATGGCATTGTTGACGCCGATAGCGCCCGCCGCGCGATCGAGGACGTACTCCGAAATAGTGGCAAGCGTTTAGGTGCCGTCGACTTGATTGGGTCCACACTATGACCGCATGGACTCCCAAGCTACGTTTAGAGATTAACGGCACATTGTACGGCCAGGCCGACATAGATAGCCTAAGCATTACAGGCGGCCGACCTGACTACACCGTACAACCGTCGCCAATGATCTCAACGGTAAGCATTAGGACAGATAGCCCGATAGCATTTGCACCGGCACAAACGTATACCGTCCATGTAGATAACCCGAATAAAAACTTCGCCACTACTGCCGCCGTTGGTACAGGCTCGACCGTCACAATTACAACGGCTACGGCGCATAACCTAGTAGTTGGTGACCTTGTAGAGATTACTAACATTGTGCCAATTGGATACCGAGGCGTCTACACCGTTTTAACGGTCCCAACAACAACGTCGTTTAGAATTGCTAACACAACGACGGGCGCCCAAACTACGGCCGGTAACGTCCAAGAATACGAACCCTTATTTAACGGCCTCATTACCGACATTACAGGCAGTTTTAATTCATGGTCCAACGGAAACGGTTTTTATCAACACAACATAACGGCGACTTCTCGCATGGCCTGGCTAGCTGCACACCGTCAACAATGGACGGCAAGCGGTAACGCTATTACGGCGTCAGGTTTCGCCGCCTATATCCGAATTGTTGAGGTCCTATCCAATTGGCAATATAACCCCGATTGGGTAGGCACCATTGACACCGACGCCGTAACACTTCACAAACGTAGCGCCGGCATTTACACCGATAGCGAACTCATACAGTCCGCCGCCAATAGCGCCCGAGGCCTATTTTTTGATCGAGGCGACGGCAAGGTTAACTACTTTAACTACACCAATAGCGG